ATGCTACAGATCTTACTGCAGAATATAAAGATCAGCTAGGTGATAAGTGGACTTTTTCTCAAAATGAAGTTGCTGCGCTGACCCATTTCTTAGGGAGGCAAGGAACTAGAGAATATTTCGCTGCTCTCCGTGATGGAAAAGAGTATGTGGTTTCTGGCACCAATAAAACCCCAGAGGAATATCTAGAGATATTTAATGAGGGGGAAGCAAAAGTCAAGAACTATGGTGGCTATGTAAGGCCTATTAAAAAAGGTGAAAACGGTACAACTACAGACGATGGAGTTTTATCTAGCTTGATAGACCGAATGAGAGAAAAGCGTGACGAAAGGATAGATAGAAGGGGTGAGAGAAGGGTCGCTAGAACAAATGTTAAACAGTCTGAAATGACTGATGAAGAATTAGAGCAGATGATGGATATGATTTCATCTACAACAGGTGGGGATCGTGTTCCTTCTGCTGGTTATTTTAATCCTGCTACTAGAACTGCAGAAGTAGACTTTGATGAAAGATTTAAACCAGACGACTTAAACAAACCTACAGACCCTAATGAGATATTAGGACACGAATTAATACACAGCACTCAGTTTGGACCTTTAAGACAGTTAGCAGAAAAGCTTGGGATTGATACGGCTCCTAGAGTTCAAGACCCAGATATAAGGAAGTCTTTTAGAAAAGTAAAAAGAAGTATTAGACAGCGTGATATGGAAGATAGCTTAAGTGATTACGGTAATTACATGGCTGGCAGAAGAGGGCAAAGAGGTGAATACGAAGCTATTATGAAAACAGGTATTACTTCTGCTCTTTCACAAGGTGTAGACCTTTCTGGAGACTTTGACTCTATAGCGAGAAATCTTTCACAAAATGCTGGTTCAACCAATATTAGACAACTTTCTGACTTCATGAACAACAATGATTGGGATAGTAATCAAAAACAAATTATTATGCAAGCTATTAGAGCTAGTGAAGAGTTTACCCCTTATAATATAGAGCAAACTCTATAAAGAATAATATCTTATATTTGTAAAAATATCATATGGCAACACTTACTGTAACAATTAAAGAAGAATTAGTCCTTAACGGAAAGGATGTAGGGGGTACTAACATACATACCTATGGTGCTACAGAAGTATACCATCGTGTAGTAACCATAACAAATACCGAGAAAACGATATTGTTATTTGGTGCAGCCGTAGAAGGCGGGACTATTAAAGACGCTACGCTTGCTTATTTAAGGATTACAAACTTAGACACATCTAACTCTATGAAGCTTAGAATAAGAGATGCAGCACAGGAGTTTATGATTCAAGTAGACGCTGGTAGCTCTTTTATTTTAACGGAAGATAAGCTGGATGCAGATGCTACTGGTAGTGATGAAACTATAACGCTAGCTCAAATAGACAGCATAAAAGCTGTTGCTGTAGCTAGCACCCAATCAATAGAAATATTTGCAGCATCATGAAGACTATAAGAGCAAATAAATACCAAGGTCTTTTAGACGCACCTAAAATGGACGCAGGGGGTCAAACTAATCCTGTTAGTAAAGGTAGTAGGAGTGTAAAACGGTCAAAGTTAAGAGATATTGAAGATAGACAGATAGCACCTATTGAATCTTTATTAAGGCGTATAGCTATGAAACAAGAATTAAAAGAAGGTGAAAGTAAAGGAGATGCAGAAGCTTCTACAGGAGAGATAGACTTTAGCATGGGATCAGAGGGGGAGTCTTGTAAAGAGGTAGATGGAAAGATAGTTTGTGGGGCTTATGGTTACGATCAAGGAGATGCAGCAGATTCAGCTGCAGGAGAAGATCGTGAGAAAAAATCTATGGCTCTTATATTAGCAGACTTAATTCAGAGCGGAAGAGACGCAAGACAAACAAGCCTTAAGAATAGAATGAAGAGGGTCTCCCCAAGAAGAGAGCTATACTCTAAAGACAAACAAGTTGGCATGAGAAACCCAATTGCTAGGGCTAGATACAAATCACTACAAAGAAGGTTGGCTAGATCCGAGGGTCGAGAAGATGCAGGGGAGTCTGGTGGAATGCAGTTAATAAAGGCTTCTTTCTAATTGAAGAAATTTTACTTCAATCCTATAAAAAAAAGAAAAGATCACGCAAAAGAAGCGGAAAAGATTCGACTTAATAAACTGAAAAATGAAATTAGAAGTAATAAGGTTCAACAAAGGAAAGGACTCTACTAACGGTATACTATTTGATATAACTAATGAAAGAAAATTTTTATGCTATACTCTCGAAGATGAGAGCCGCCAAGAAAAAGTTTGGGGAGAGACTTGTATACCTGAAGGAGAGTATCAAGTCAGGTTTAGAGATGTGGGTAGATACCACGCCAAGTACTCTAAAAGATTTGCTGACATACATATTGGTATGCTTGAAGTCTGTGATGTTCCAAACTTTAAGTATATTCTTATTCATTGTGGTAATACTGATGAGGACACTGCGGGATGTTTACTTGTGGGCGATACGCAAGAGAACAACAACATAAAGAAAAACGGATTTATAGGCAGGAGCACTGCTGCGTACACTAGAATATATCCAGATATTGCAGATGCTTTAAGTAGAGGTGAAGAAGTAACTATTGAATATAGAGACTTTTCTACAGCCTTAATTTTAGATCCCCTGTCCCTCTAATTCCCTGTACACTCTTTGCACAAGCAGTCTAGCTTTTTGAGTTAAAGCATATCTAACTCTGTAATTCATTTTAGTTTCTTCTCTAAATAGATGATCTTCAAATGTCTGTGAGGGAGTAAGTTTATCAAAATGTTTATATAAATACCCATCGTTAACTAAAGGATATATAAATCTATTCTGAGTATTATTCTTATTCATCTTCAAATCCTCTGCTGCATATTTTATAGTAAAGAATTGAAGGTCATAACCCCAGAGTAGAAATTCTACCATAGAAAATGATATGTCATACTCTTTGTTAACAAAATGTTTTATTTTTTTTAGGTTCTTTAAATAATTTCTGCGTAAATATTTCTTATCTTGCAGAGAGAACTCTCTAAATAACTTTTTTTTAGGTACTTTACTCTTAGGCATACAAATAAATTTATCGCATGAAAGATATATCATTTTTATTAGAACTTCAAAAGTTAGCAGTTAAAATGGATGATCTTGTTGAAAAGTATGATATGAGAGAAAGATTTGTTTCTGTTTTAGTGTCTGGCTTCTTAGAAGAAGACGATTTTGGGGAAATGAAAATGAATGCTATATATAGTTATCATATAGACAGTTTTTTTGAATTAGAAGAAATAATTAATTTTATAAGCACTACATATGATTATGATCCTCCCTATACAATAGAAGACTTTGAGGATGATGTAGATACAATGCTAAAGGATTTAGATATAGACACTGAATAAAATATAATGGAAGGACTTATTAGAAAAATTGTGGTCGGAAGAGACCCTAAAGACGGCATGGCTTATTATATAGGTATGCGAGCAGGATCTGGCAAAGTCAGCACAATAATACAAGATGAACGCTACTTATCTAAATACGGTAAAAACAGATACCTTGTCTATATGGAAGACGACGAAGGCGTTCAAACCTTATGGAAAGCAATAGACGGAATGCCTTGTATGTTAGAATTTGATTGTAACTTTTAGTCATGAAGACATTTAACTTATTTGTAGTTAAGCTAGAGAACAGGCTTAAGGACACCATATCTACAGAAAGTGGTTTTGAGCTATATGTAGATTCAAAATTTAATGACTTTAAAAACCGAGTAACCGAAGGCCCTGTCGTGTGTGTTCCTTTTAAGTACGACACTGGAGTAGAAGAAGGGGATACTCTATACTTTCACCACTTGGTAGTTCTGGGTGGAGACAATAACGGTCAAATATTTACAGAGGAAGACAACACTTATATTGTAAACTATGATCCAGTTCACGCTATTGGAAATCAAGCAATAGCTTATAAAAGCCAAAAGGACGGAAAAATCAGATGTTTAACTGGATGGTGTTTATTAAAGCCTGTAGAACAAAAAGAATTAAGCCTTCAATCAGATCTTATAGAGATTGTAGACTTAGAGGATAAGCTCCCAACAAAAGCAGAGGTAGCATATACATGCAAGGAGGCTGATGAAATAGGTGTAAGTCCTGGGGATATTGTTGGCTTTAAACAAAATAGGGATTATCGAATAACCATAGACGGACAAGAGTATTATAGAACCCGTGCAGAAGATTTAATGTATGTCGAAATCTAAATTTACCACAATAAGCGCTTCTCAAAGGCTAATGTTAAGCATGGAGGAAGCCATTGATAACATGATTGAAGAAATTAAAAAACCTGTCGACCCAGAAATAAACGGGTCAGCGAGAAAGGCTGAACTTCAGTCTATAAAGCAAACAGCAACAGACTGCAAGGAGCTTATTATAGAACGACAAAGACTAGAGCAAATGGTAAAGGATTTGAAATCTAGCGGGGAGATAGATGAAGCAAAGGATTATACTGGTGGGTTTGCTGAAAGATTCTCAAAGTAATGGCTTACAAAAACCCCGAAGATCAAGCATGGGCTTCAAAGCTTCATTACGAAGCTAATAAGATTAAAATAAAAGCTAGGACGGCTAGAAGGAATAAGAAGCAAAGACGTATAAACAAAGAATATGTTGCTTTTGTTAAGTCTCTATCTCATTGTGTTGACTGTGGAAATGATAATGATATAGTATTAGAGTTTGATCATGTAAGAGGAGAAAAACGAGGTAATGTATCTGATATGTCTCACCAGTCTTTTTCTATAGAAACTATTCAGCTTGAAATAGAAAAATGTGAAGTAAGATGCGCTAATTGTCACAGAATAGCAACTTATGAGAGACGTTTAGATAAGAAGAATACATCGCAGGTAATAGAGAAAATACAAGAAGAATTAGTTTCTAATCAGTTATCCATGAGTTTTGGATAGAGATATATTACAAAACTTAATAGATTGTGGACTTTCTCAAAGAGACCTTGCTACTCATTTAGGGATTTCTCAAAGTAGCGTAAGACATTGGCTTAAAAAGTATAATTTATCTACAAATAATAGGAAATACAATAAAGGGATAGGTATTTTACCTGACAGAAAAATTTGTTCTTCCTGTAAAATTGAAAAACCTAATTCTGAATTTTGGATAAGAAAAAATAGAGATTATCAACTCCATTCTATGTGTAAGGGTTGCAATACAAAAGATAGGCAAGAACGTCAAAAAGATTTTAAACAACAGTGTGTTGATTATAAAGGCGGTGAATGTCAATGTTGCGGATACAATGCTTGTAATCATGCTTTAGACTTTCATCATATTGATCCTAAAACAAAAAGTTTTGGTATTTCTAGGTCTAGAAAAACAAAGATTACTCAAGAGGTATTAGACGAACTAGATAAATGTATATTAGTGTGTTCTAATTGTCATAGAGAAATTCATGCGGGTTATATAGATCTAGATAAGCAAAATATTAGTAACTTGCAAAAGTTATGAAAGCTGTAAAAAAGAAAAGAGATTATAAAAAAGAATACGCCAAGTATGGATCAGGCGGTAAAGCTAAAAAATACAGAGCTGCTCTTAATAAGATAAATAGAGATAAAGGTAATTATGGTAATGGCGACGGAATGGATGAAGCTCATTACAGTACGGGTGGTAAGACGAGAAAGCAAAAGCAATCTATAAATAGAGCTAACAATAGACCTAAAAAGCGCAATAGCGTATAAATAAAATAAAATGAAGTATTTATTAACCTTTATGTCGGTGGTATTACTGGCATCTTGCTCTGTGCAAAATCAACATAGACGCTCTCAAGCTAATGATTATAATCAATGCTGGTGTATTGACCCATGGGATGGTGGTGCAGAATGGTGCTGTCCTGGAAAACAGCCTAAATATATGGCTCCATACAAGCATAAGAAAGGCTACACTAAAGCATCATTCTAATGTCGGATTATAAATGTGAGTGTAATGGGGAAACTATAGACAAGAGAAATGTTACTATTAGGTATATAGAAGGGAAAGGGGCCGTGCATGATGTTAAGTGTGAAGAATGCGGAGAGTATATGATCCCGATCAAAAAGAAAAGAAATTACACCAAGGAAGGAGTTGCCTCTCTTGGTAGAATGAATAGGAACGGCAGCAGCTATTGATGTCTGTATTGCTAAACATAAAAGAATATGAAGAACCTGCTGTCAAGATTTGTCCCAACGGTACGGAAGGTGAGCTTATCGAACTCGGTGGGCTACTCATTTGCCTTCCAAAAAGGCCGAAGAAGAAAGACATTTTCGGACATAAAGAATCAAACTCTTTGCAAATGTGGAGAAGGATATCTATGCCGAAGGAATTGTCTCGTATTCGTTCTATGGATGAGTGGGGGGAAATGCCACGGGAGTTTAGAGAGAGGTTTCGTCCATATATCGAGGAAGAGTTTAGGCGTAGGCGTGAGGGTTTTTGGTTTTATAACAACGGTACAGCTACATATATTACGGGGCGGCATTACATGATGCTTCAGTGGACCAAGTTAGACATTGGTTATCCATATTTTTTAAACTTTCAACGTGAGATATTTTTACACATGGCTGCTTGCGAGATTGATCCTCGTTGTATTGGCCAGCTTTACACTAAGTGCCGTCGTTCTGGGTACACCAATATTTGCTCTGCTGTACTTGTCGATGAAGCTACACAGGTTAAAGATAAGCTTATGGGGATACAGTCAAAGACAGGTAAAGACGCACAAGAAAATATATTTATGAAGAAGGTGGTCTATATGTTTAGAAACTACCCTTTCTTCTTTAAGCCTATACAAGACGGTACAACTAATCCACGAATGGAGTTAGCTTTTAGGGAGCCGTCTAAACGAATAACTAAAAAGAATAAAACTTCACAAATGGGTGAAGCTCTTAATACGGTTATAAACTGGAAAAACACAACTAATAACGCATACGATGGTGAGAAGCTACACATATTGTATTTAGATGAAGCAGGAAAATGGGAAAGACCTACAGACATAAGGGACGCTTGGAGGATTCAGAGGACATGTTTGATCGTCGGAAGAAAAATCGTGGGAAAGGCTCTAGTCGGAAGCACGGTAAACCCGATGGACAAAGGAGGAAGTCAATACAAAGACCTATGGGAGGATTCGAATCCTTTGGAGAGGAACGCGAATGGGAGGACTAGAACTGGACTATATAGATTATTTATACCAGCATACAATTCTTTAGAAGGATTTTTTGATAAGCATGGTCAACCAGTTGTAGATGATCCTTTAGAAACTATAGAAGGAATAGATGATGAGTATATTTACACTGGAGCTAAAACTTTTTTAAAAAATGAAAGGGACTCTCTTAAGAACGATGCTTCTGAATTAAATGAAGTTATACGTCAGTTTCCATTTACAGAGGATGAAGCCTTTAGAGATAGTATTGAGGGTAGTATATTTAATGTTGGTCAGATATATGAGCAAGTGGAGCATAATGATGAGCTATTCCCTAATCCTGTAGTTCAAGGTAATTTTGTTTGGAAGAATGGAGAAAAAGATACAGAAGTAATATTTAATCCAAACCCGCAAGGTAGATTTAAAGTTTCATGGATGCCCCCTCAAAATTTTAGAAATCAAAAGAAAAATGTTTATGGTAAAAGAGTTGCTCCTCATTCTGCTTTTGGTGTAGGCGGTGTCGATAGTTATGATCTTGACGCTACGGTAGACGGTAGAGGATCTAAGGGGGCTCTACACTTATATAATAAGTTTCATATGGAGCATCCTTCTAATATGTTTGTTGTAGAGTATGCAGCTAGGCCGCCTCTTGCTAAAATCTTCTATGAAGATGTACTTATGGCTGCTGTATTTTATGGTTATCCTATATTAATTGAGAACAATAAGTACGGAATTGCAAGATACTTTGAATCAAGGGGTTACGATGGCTACCTAATGGATCGTCCTAAACATTTGATTAGTGCTAGCGGGATGAAGTCTAAAACAAAAGGAATTCCTTCTAACTCTCAAGATGTTATACAGGCTCACGCTCACGCTATAGAGGCTTATATACATGATCATGTAGGCATAAATAGAGAGACTGGGGAAATGGGGAAAATGTATTTTAATAAAACATTAGAGGATTGGATAGGATATAAGATAGACAATAGAACAAAGTTTGACCTTACAATTAGTTCTGGATTAGCCCTTCTTGGTGCTCAAAAAGCTAAAGTAAAGAAGGTTTCTAACTTGAATGAAAAACAATTCTTTAGGAGATATCAAGTAATCGGATGATTCACTATATTTGCTAAATAGAAATGCCGTATCTTAAGGATGTATAATAACGATCAGAAAAGTAAACAAGGATTCCCTAATCCCTTAGAACCTACAGAGGTTAAAGAAAGTGAAGACTATGGCATTCAATATGCAAAAGCTATTGAGTCTCAGTGGGGAAAGACCACAGATGATAATTCCTTAATAGGGAAGAGAAATAGAGTTTTTGAAAAAGACAGAGATTATGCAACTGGTGTTCAAGACACTAGTATATATAAGCAACTACTAAGTTCTCTTCAGCCAAACAAAGGAGATGGTAGTTTATTAAATATGGATTACACTCCAGTTCCTATTCTTCCTAAGTTTGTAAGAATAGTCGTAAATAAGATATTATCTGTTAACCCATATCCTAACTTAGAAGCAGTTGACCCATTATCTTCTTCTCAAAAGAATGAGAGAAAAAAGAAGATAATTATGCAGGTTGAAGCTAAAGAAAAACTAAAGCAATTAAAAGATAAGACTGGCGTTGTATTAGATTTAGATCCAGATCAAATGCCAGATACTCCAGAAGAAGCGGAAATATTATTCGAAACCAACATTAAGACCGATGCTGAAATGTCAGCTCAAATAGGTACGGAACTCACTCTTACTTGGAATAATTTTATTGATAACACATTTAGAAGGTGTGTAAATGATCTTGCTACTTTAGGTATGTCTGTAGTAAAAAGATCTAATGACCCTAATGAAGGGATTAAAACTTCTTATGTAGATCCTTCTATGTTTATACATAGTTATACTGAAGACCCTAATTTTGAAGATCTTATATATGCAGGTCATATAAAGAAAATATCTATACAGGAGCTTAAAAGAATTTCAGCTGGCGAATTAACAGAAGAGGATTTTGAAAAGATAGCAGAAAAATCTAAAGGGAGAAATGGTAATGATTCTTCTAAGTACAATAAAAAGAATTATAATAACACATTAGGGAGAATGGCATATGGTTATGATGACTATATGGTAGAGGTGTTAGATTTTGAGTTTATATCTGTTGATTGTATTCATTTTGAAGAAAAAGAAAACAGGCACGGTAACACTGGTTTTTATTTTAAAGGGTTTAATTACAAGGAACCAAAAAACAGTGTATATGAAAGGACTCCACATAAATTAGAAGTATCTACTGTTTACAGTGGTAGTTATGTTCTTGGGTGTGAATATCTTTTTAATTATGGTAGAGCTAAAAACGTACCTAAGAATATTCACGATATAAGTAAAGCTAGGCTTTCATATTCAGTTACAGCTGCTAACATACGCAACATGATGCCAAAATCTATGGTAGATAGTTGTATTGGCTTTGCTGATATGTTACAGTTAACGCACTTAAAGATACAGCAAGCTATAGCAAAGGCTAAACCAGACGGGCTTATTATAGATGTTGAAGGTTTAGAAAATGTTCAATTAGGCAAGGGTGGTGAATTACAACCATTAGATCTCCATGATATTTATGAACAAACTGGTGTATTCTATTACAGAAGTAAGAATCCAGAAGGTGGATTCCAAAATCCTCCAGTTCGAGAGATAGGCAATAATATCCGTAATATTAATGAGCTTATTGGGTTATATAATCATTACTTAAGGCTTATTAGAGACACCACAGGTATTAATGAAGCAATGGACGCTTCTACACCTAAAGGAGACGCATTAGTTGGGGTTCAGCAACAAGCTATTGCTGCAGGTAATAACGCTATATATGATATTACAAATGCTTCTATGTTGTTATTTAAGAGAGTTTGTGAAGATATAGTCAAGTGCATGCAAATCATTCCTCTTGAATCTGTTTTATATAAGGTATACGAAAACGCTATAGGTGAGAGTAATATGGAGGCATTAACATCTTTCAGAGATTTACCAATGTATAATTTTGGGGTTGTCGTTGTAAAAGATATGGAGGAAAAAGAAAAAGCATTTTTAGAACAAAATATTCAAATGGCCCTTCAACAAAAAGAAATAGATTTAGAAGACGCTATAGCTGTAAGAGATCTAAAAGACATTAGTCAGGCAGAAAGGCTTCTTGTTGTAAGAAGAAAAAAGAGAATGGCTAAGATGCAAGAGATGGCTATGCAAAATTCTCAGCAACAAGCACAAATGCAAGCACAAGTTGCTCAACAGTCTCAACAAGCAAAGATGGCGGAGATGCAAGCTACTTCACAGATGGAAGCTCAAAAGATGCAGATGCAGGCTGAAATTGACATGAAAATGGAGCAAATGAAGCATGAGTTTAAGAAAGAGATTGAAATAATTAAAGCTCAAGCAACTTTAGGGTTTAAAGAGGATGATAAAGAATTCAAAGAAAAGCTTGAAGTTTTAAAAGAAAATAGAAAAGACGATAGATTAGATAAGCAGACTTCTGATCAAAGTAAGCTTATTTCTCAAAGGCAAGGCAATAGGGAGGAGCTGCCTGATAGCCCAAACAAGTTAATTAACGCATTATTAGGAGAATAAAATGGCTAGTTCAGTAAACTTAGATACTTCAGATATATTAAATATCACCTGCAGAAAAGGAGATACTTTTTCAATTACGCTTACTTTAAAGAATTCTTCAGGGACGGCCCTTACTTTATCTACAAGTAGTTATGAATTTCTCATGCAGGTAAAATCTGAAAAAATCATTAAAAGAGGACGAACTACTGAATCATCTTTAATATTAGGGACTGCTAGTGCTGCTAAGAAAAATCAAGGTAGAGCTAAAAACCAAGTTAATGTTAGTGGCGAATTAAACTTTGAGGTTCCAACGGTTGACGATAGCGGTAATGTAACTATTGAAGCTTCTGCTGAAACAATGAGCAAGGTCCCTTCTGGAAATTATTCTTATGATCTACAATATATACTACCTAGTAGTAGTGGTTTAGATACTCATAAAACTGTATTAAGAGGAACTTTTACTGTTAACCCTGACGTAACAGAAGCATTTGAATAATGAGCGTATCAGTAACGTCAACATCTGGTGATACTATTAGCGTATCCGTTGGTGGTAGTACTTCTGTAAACTTTACAAAGACTACTTCCACAGTATCCGTTACTTCTCCTTCAATTTCAACTATATCCGTAAGCAATCAAGGCCCTAAAGGCGATACAGGTGCTACGGGGGCAACTGGTGCTACAGGTGCTACAGGTGCTACACCAAGTACATTTATTGGAGAAATTGGATTTAACTTTAATGACGACATTGGCACTTCTAAGGTTTACATGCCTATAGTAAACAGTCAACAAGAGCAGTCTACTGGTGTTGGCGACGATACAAGTAGATTCGCTTCATGTAATTTAAAGGTTCTTAGTGTTAACATGAGGTTGCCTGGAGGTACACCTTGGGATCCAGCATCAGATGCTACAATAACAATAGGAGTAGAAAAATTAACTATAGGGACTAGTCATTTCAGTTCAGGTAATTGGTCGTCTGTAGAAACAGAGTCTTTACTTGTTGCCGCTGATAAAGACTTTAGTTCTTTACATTTTACTTTTGATAACGCTGCTATAAGTGTAGGCGAACTGTATAGTATAACAATTCAATCAGATGTCGACCCTGGGGGTACTACAAACTGGTATTTTACTGCTGTGATTGAATATGATTGGGACACTAGATATACAGGAGCTTCAGCAATACATGAATCTTAAATTATGAAAAACAAATCTTACTTATTAGTACTTTTATTCTGGATGCTAGCATCATGCATGTTAGGTCAAGGAAGCTGGTTGGATGTACAAATTCAAACAGATCAGTATGCTGGAGAAAGCTCTTGGCAAATACTCAGCGATTCAAACGTTGTGGCTGTAAGCCCCCCGCTTCAGAATAACACTTTACAAAATCATATGGTGTTTTTACCATCGGGGGATTATGAGTTTGTAATGATGGACGCATTTGGTGACGGTATATGCTGTGGATTTGGAGAAGGATGGTACAGAATAAGTAACACTTGTGGTTTAGATACAGCGGTATATGACTTTGATTCAGCACTAGACACCATACCTTTTACACTTCTACCATGTATACCGCCTCTTCCTGGATGTACCGACCCTATTGCAAATAATTACAATCCATGGGCTAATATTGATAATGGTAGCTGTAATGTATTTGAATGTGATTCTGCTGAGACTCTAGTTTCTATGGACTTAACATTAGATACGTGGCCTGGCGAGACTGGTTTTACTTTAGTTAATATAGCAAATGGT